TATTGGCCAATCGTCACCACCTAAATTCATGGTAGTTGATATTTCACAACTAAATCTATCTTTATGTCTTTTAAGTTCATCACCTTTTTTATAGATTCTTGCATAAGTATATGCAGGATATAATTTCAATCCTGTTGTTTTTTCCATAACAGGCTGACATTTTAATAATAATGTTTCCATTGCTATATCTGAATATGAAGAATAGGTATTTGGAATCTGTTCATCTTGTCCTTCATAATAACCTAATAAAGTTTCATATGGAGAAATATATCTAGCTTGACGACAAGTATCTAATACTTGTTTTTTCATACTAAAATAGTTTGCAACAAATGTAGCTAGATCTTTATCTATTGTTTTTCTAATAATTGTATATTTGTTTTTCTTAAACGACATCCTTAGCCATCTCTTTCGGTACAGCTTGAATGTTCCAATGTATAAATCTAAATGGTTCTACACCAAAATCGACTGCATATTCATGTTCCATGTACCCTGGAAAGATAATGAGTGTGCCTGGCTTTGGTTTAAAATGTACTAATTCAGTCCCATGAAAGATACCATTACCAGGTTTCATTTTTAATTTTGTAGCTCGTGCACCTGTTCTTGGTTCATGAAATATTGGATAAGAAGTTTTATCAGAGCATTTTAAAAAATAAAATCCTGATACATGTTGATTCCAATGGATATGAGCTGAATGATGACCACCACCATTTTTAGCAAACTCTTGTACCCATAACTCACTAAACATAGTTGTATATTGCTGCATATCAAAACCACACCAATCTAAAAACTCCCAAGACTTTTGACCTACATAGTTTCTAAAATCTAAAAAGTTATTATCCATCGTAAGTGGTGTTGAATGATAACTTCTTCCAAAGTCACCATGCTTTTTAATAAATTCTTTTTCTCTTTTTTTAGCATCTTTAATATATTGATTAGATGCTTTGTTTAAGGATTTAACAAACTCTGGTTTGTCTTCAATCCATATTGGTGTTTTAAAATATTCTGTTATTTGCATTATTTAAACGGATATCCAAGATTCCACATGACTAATGAATATCGTACTCCTTTCGTTACAGGTTTAACTCTATGCCATACAAATGAAGGAAATACAATAATAGATCCTTTAGGAAGTATTTCTTTTGCTTGCCTTAAATGTTTAGCTTCTTCTCTCATATGAGGATCATAATTTCTAAAATCAAATTCTAGTTCACCACCTGTATATTCAGACCCATCCGTTAACTGACAAGTCATTGAAAGTTTTCTTATTTTACCATGTTCATTAGGATTATCAGGTTTATTATACGGTTTATCCCAAGAATCACAATGCCAATCGTAATACTGATTTAACTTATATTTTGTAAATTGACAAGACTCTGATCGATCCCAATCAAAATTCCAACCAGCATTTCTATTAGCTTGATGAATATACGGATGTAATTCTTTATATATCCATGGATCATTAAGCCATACTAAATCTGAATTTCTTTTACGTTTCATATCTTTTATTTCTTGTTTAGTAAGTTCTCTATCTCCATAACCACCAGTTCTAGCCATGGTTTCAGCTTGTGATAAACCATATTTAATAATGTCATCACATAATTTTGGTGGTACTGCAGATGTAAAATACCAATAATAATTAGATATATTCATAAGTTATTGTTTGTATAAAATTCAAACTATCTTTCTGTCTGTTGTTTATATAATACATATTAGTTGATGGAAACATAATAAACATATTATCTTTTAATTCTATATCCCAACTTCTTCCTTTTCTTCTATTATCATCATAATAGATTCTTACAAAACAGTTATTGGTTTTTACACCATAGAGTAAAGTGTAGTCTGGTGAATTTCTTAAATCGACTGGATCAATATTGAGTAAAGGAATTGTCTGTTGATTGGGTTTATACATATCACCCCAAGTTCTTTTATTCACAAGTTGAAAACCATATTCTAAATTTACATGTTCTCTCATATAAGTATTCAGCATGTCCCAAGTTCTTGAAAATGGAAACTCTTTAGCTGTAAATGTTGATTGTAAAATGTCGCCTGATAACTTATCTCGGTCTATCTCAAAACCTTTCGGCATTGAAACATCACCGTAATATAAAGCTTGTTCTGTTAAGATTCTTTTTTGCATGCCACCAACATGACTGATATATTATGCTAAAGTATTTGTCAAATCCCAAGACTGACCATCTTCGTTCCAAACATAAGACCACATATGAGTTCTAGCTGTATTTTGATCTTGTTGTTCTTGAGTTAAAGCAGGTGCATCACCGATTGGTGATTGCCATCTAGCTTCATCTATTTTTTTGACCCATGATGCATATGGTTTTTTAGGCCAGAAAATTTGATCATCTTCATCCCAAGTATAACCAATACCTGCATAGTTTCCTCTTAATGGAGTTCCACCATTTTTATGTTCTCCGCCAGCTGTATTGTATGAAGTTTGAATCCACATTTGTGCAGGCCAATTATTATGTCTTTCTAAATATTGTTGACCTACCGCTTCGTCTTCAACTCCGTCAGCATTTAACATATCTTTATTATCAAGTGTTAATACTTGAATAACTTTTCCGTTAGCTCCTAATTTTGCAAAGTGTGCCATAATTATCTCCTATTATATATTATAAATTTTGTTCATTCAACTACTGGAATTTATACCTTATTATAACAATTCCACTACCACCAGCTCCACCTCCGCCGCCACCACCAGAACCTGTATTAGTTGTACCATTTCCACCAGGTGCACTTCCTCCACCTCCTGGACCACCTGATCCATCTGGTCTAGTGTCTGAAGCCCCACCTCCACCACCTGCTCTTGTAACGGATGATCCAGAAATTGATGTTGCTAATCCATTTCCTCCTGGACCTGCTTGTCCTGGACTTGGGTTTGTAGGTCCAGCTGTTCCAGCACCTCCAGCTCCGCCACCGCCACCTCCAGCACTAAATGTTCCTGTTTGTCCGCCACCAGGACCACCATTATTTCCTTGAGGTGGACTTGTAGGAGGTGTATTACCTGAACCTCCAGGACCTGCTGGAGTTCCCCAAGCAGCTCCACCACCACCTGAACCACCAGATATTCCAGGATCAAAATTACCTGGTCCACCAGTACCACCAGCACCACCTCCTGCAGAGGTAATTGATGAAAAAATTGAATTTGCTCCACTATTATCAGTTGCTCCGCCACCACCAACTGTAACTGAATACCCTTGAATTGAAATAGGTAAAGATGTTGAAGTTGCTAAAGGACTTGCTGTCCAAGGAGCTCCTGGTGCTTTTGATTCTCTAAAACCTCCTGCTCCACCTCCACCACCTGTAAATCCAGGGCCTCCACCGCCTCCACCAGCGATAACTAAATAATCAACTGTATTTGACCCACACGCATTACCCGCACAAGATACACAGAATGTTCCAGGACCTGTAAAAGTGTGAATTTTGTAATCTCCGCAACAAGTCACGGTTCCACCTGTTGCTGTTACAAAAGCAGGTGCAGGTAAATCTGCATCTGTAGATGCATTTACAATCATCCAACCTTTTGTACCATCTACATAAACTAAAGTTCCAGATTGACCTTCAACAGATATAAGTGCATTTGCTGACACTCCTGTAATAGGAGATCCATTTCTTGCTATTGTTAAATTATTTGTATCAAAAGTATTTGCGTAATCTTTGAAAGCTACAATGTCACCTGAAGAAGGTGAAGCAGGAAGTGTCATAGTTACAGCTCCACTAGTTGTGTTTATAAAATAACCATTTCCTGAAACCGCTGTAAATGAAGCTGTCTTCGCAGTCGTATCCCAATCCACTGTACCTGTACGACCAAAACCTGTTTGTGATGCACCACACGCTAATGCAATCGAAGCACCACTTGAACCAATAGTAATATTAGAACCACATCTTGAAATAATAACATTGCCTGCAGCATCTTTAACTGCAGCTGTTTTAAGATTAACTCCTGATGCTACAACAATATCATCACCACTATCTCCTAAAGTAACTTGAGTACAATTTTGTTTTGGTGTTATCTTATTTACTTTTATTTCACTCATAATTTACCTATTGAAATTTATACCTTATTATTACTATACCAGAGCCACCTCCAGTTCCAATACCGCTATCGTTTGTACCACCGCCACCACCACCAGTATTTGCCACACCAGCTTTTGTTGGAGTTCCTGCATTAGGTCCTCCATCTCCACCACCACCTAAACCTCCTAAAACAATTCCTGAAGGTTGTGTTCCTCCGCCACCTCCTGCTAAATATCTACCTGCTGGTCCTGGTTCTCCTATACTTGGAGCTTGTGGACCTAAAGCTGGACTAGGTATAAAAGTTCCTATACCGCCTGAACCACCACAATTGGGTCCTCCTGATGAACTTCCAGTAGCTCCAGCTCCACCACCTCCGCCACCGCCTCTTGTAGGTGAACCATTGCCTGCATTATTACCTTGAGGTGGACTTACTGGTGGAGTATTACCTGAACCACCTGCTAAAGGACCGCCTACAGTACCGTCACCAGTTCCACCACCGCCACCTGATCCACCTGATGCACCGATTCCTGGAGATGTACTAGCATAAGCATGACCACCTCCACCACCTGCAGATGTAATTGTTGAAAAAACTGAATTTGATCCTGGATTATTAACAACTTGGTCAGCGTTCGTTGCTGCACCCCCTGCACCAACAGTTATTGGATAACCTTGTGCTGAAACTGGAAGAGCTGTAGGAGTTGCTATAGGTGATGCACACGAATAAGTGCTTTGTGATAATCTAAAACCACCAGCTCCACCTCCACCACCTGTTCTTGATCCTGCTCCACCACCAGCAACTACCATGTAATCTACTGTGGATGAACCAAGTGCATTTCCTCCACAAGTTACACAAAGCGTACCAGGTGATGTAAATGTATGAATTTTATAATCTCCGCAAGTAGTTACTGTTCCACCTGTTGCAGTTACAAAAGCAGCTACCCCTTGTTTATTACTTTCATTTCCAGAATTAACTACTTTCCAACCTCTTGTTCCATCTACATATACAAAAGTTAAAGCTTCACTATCATTTGAAATAGTTAAATCAGATGCAGATCCTTCTATATTAGAACCATTTCTTCCAACAGTGATATTATTTGTTCCAGCTGTTGCTGCATAGTCTGATATAGCTACAATTTCACCAGCTGATGGAGATGCTGGAAGTGTAACCGTTATTGCTCCAGAAGTCGTATTTACAAAATACCCTGTTCCATTAACCGCTGTAAAGCCAGCCGTTTTAGCTGTCGTATCCCAGTCTACTGTTCCTGTTCTACCGAATCCTGTTTGAGATGCACCGCATGCAAGAGTAATGGTATCGCCACTTGCACCAAGTGTAATGGTTGTTCCACATTTGTTAACGATGTTGGAATCTGATTGGTTTGTTATGTTATCTACTTTTATTTTACTTGCCATAATTATTGAAATTTATACCTTATTATTACGATTCCGCTACCGCCGTTTCCACCTGTTCCATAATCAGTTTGAAATCCTCCACCACCACCACCACTACCAGTGTTAGTTGTTCCTGATGTTGCAGTTCCAGGACCTGATGCTGTTCCAGCTCCACCGCCACCTGGACCACCGCTACCTG